GTCGTCCGCACTTCGAGGCCCACATCCTTGGCCAACTGCGCGAAGGCGCCTTGCTGCGCGAGGGGAACCTTCAGTGAATCGCCGTAGCTCTTGAAGGAGTTGGCGGTGTCCTTAACCTTTTGGAAGGTGCCGTCAGCAGCGAGCTGCAACCCCTTTGCGGCGGCTTCGGCAATGATTCCGTTCCGGGCTTGTTCCTCACCAAATTGGGCAATCGCTCGCTGTATTGGTTGCATTTTGTCTAATAGACCTAGCTTTGATTCCTCAGCATTTAGGTTATTGACTGCGATGTCATAAGCGTATTGCGCTTGTGCGGTAGCTTCTTTGCTGGTTCCATTTTTTGCGGTTTGCAAGGCTAAGAATGTTCTCTCAACTTCTATCCTTGCGTTACTTGCTGTTAGATCGGCCTCGTAGTATGCCTGCTGCTGCTGCAAACTAAGCATGGCCCTTTGCAGTTCCTGTTGTTGTAAAAGTATTCTGTATTTCGTATTTAACGCTGCTAGCTCTGTCGCCTCTCCCCGTCGCTTCAGTGCTTCTAACTCTGCTTCACTTGCCCCACGCTTTTGAGCAGCATCTAGCTCGTAGTTATTGCGGTTGCGAACAATGTTAAACCGTGATTCCTCTAGGCCAATTACGGCTGTACCAAGGTCGATAATTGCTTGCTTTTCAGTTGCGCGATTGGCAAGATCACCGATCAGCTTTTTCTGGGACATCTCGTACAGCTGCATCATAGATGTTAGCTGTTTAGTCTGTTCTGCGTTTTGCTCTTTCGATATTCTCAGCCGCTCTCCGTCTGCAGCAGCGGTAGCATTCGCTTCCCCTAGGATGTCGCGTTGCTTAGCCGCAAAGTCTTTGGCTAGCGTCCCTATCGAAAGCTGAATTTGCTCAAATTGCTTGCCGCCTAGATTAAGCTCGCCAAACCAGTCACGGCTGGCCCCCGTGTTAGCAATGGCAACACTCAGCAGGTTTTTGGCTTCTTGGTACGATATGCCATACTGCTTCGCAATTTGCTCAAGGTGCCCAACTAGCTGGTCTGCATCCTTCGCGGCCAATCCAAAGGAATCCCGTAGATCTTTAGAAGATGATTGTACCTTTAGCTCTTTTAGTGCATCAACCAAGGCAGTTACTGTTCCAGCAACTGTTGGCAGCAGGTTGGTCCCAAAACTGGTCTGAAGATCAGCCCATGCGTTTTGCAATTTGGCTATATTTTGTGCTGCGGTAGGCAACCCTCCCGCACCTGCCGTCAGTTCATTCAAGCCCTTGGTTAGGGCTGGAAAGAACTCCGACGAAGATAGCCTTCCTGTCTCCACTAGCTTGATCAGTTCCTGCTGGCTGATCCCGAGCCCTTTAGCCGTGGCAGCTAGCGCAATCGGCAGCCGTTCGCCCAACTGCCCGCGCAGCTCTTCCATGGCCACGGTGCCCTTGGATGCCACCTGCTGCAGCGCCAGGAGGCTGCCGCTGATCTCGTCATTGGACAGCCCCAGCGCTTGGCCAGCCTTTGCCACCGCGCCAAACAGGTCTTTCTGCTGCTGCAGTGGCACCCCGGCAGCCGTCGCTGCTGCGGTGAAGCTGCCGAAGTTGTTGGCTAGATCCTTGAACGACAGGCCAAGCGTGTCAGCAGTGTCTCGGGCAAAACCAAGCGCACCCGCTGCACCTTGAGAGCCGAGAGTGTTGGATAGCTTGCGGGTGATCGTTTCCAGCTCTATGGCCTGCTGGACTGAACCCTTGAGGAAGCCGACTACCGAAACACCAACACCAAGGGCGCCAAGTTGACCAAGGACCCCGCTCAAAGCCTTAGCAGCCACGCTGGTTTGCCCCAGCGCCTTGTCCATTTCACGCTGAGTACTGATCAACTCCCGCTGTGCCTGGTTGAACTCACGCGAGCCGATCTTTGTCTTTTCCAGCGCCTGGTTAAGGTCCGACAACCGACCACGCAGCCCATTGATCGTCTGCTCGTTGCCGCCGAACCCCTGCTTGAACTCCTGCCCCGCCTGCCTCCCCGCTTGCCCGATCTGCCGCGAGGCATCGAGCACGCCCTTCACATCGGCCGTAACCTTGACAACCCACTCATTGCCTGCCATCTCAGCTCTCCGGTGTTACGACGTACTGGGTAGGATTGGTCCAACTGATGACGTACTGATCCAGCACCCCGAGCCCCTGCCCTGGTGCATCCCCGCTGATCGGCACCGCTCGGCACCCCGGCAGCAGGCTGATGATCCGCTGCGTCAGCGCCGGCAGGGCCAGCAGGCTGGTTGCGGGCGAAGGGGTCATCACGCCAGCGGCCACTGCAGCAGAGGCGATGGTGCTGCCCGCCAGCGCATAGCTCAGGGTGAACGGTGAGGCCGTGGTGGCAGCGGTCACCGTGAAGGTGCCATTCAGGGCAGCGAAGGGGGCCGGGAGGCCGCTCACGGCTACCTGCTTGCCTACGCCGATGCCATGGGCGGCTGCAAAGGTGAGGGTGGCCGTGCCTGACGCAAGGGCGGCATTGGTGATCGCCTGCGGTGCCACCTGCAGGGCAGACCACTCGGACACGTACAGCCGGAACTGGGGGTTCAGTCCCGTCTCCCCGGTGAGGTACGGCACGGTGCCGTAATCGGGGTTGGCGAGGATCACCACCTCCAGGCCAGCCACAGCCACCCCCTCTGGTAGCTGCTCATTGCGGCGCACCACGGCGATGGCGGGGACAGGACTCTGGCCGCGAGGCGTGTACGTGCCAAGCAAAGGGGCCGCCACCGCATCGCCCGCCAGCAGGTCGTAGATGCCTTGGGCGGTCGTGGGCAGGCTCATGCCCCAGCTTTCCCGGCGGGCGGGCCGATCCGGGAACCGGGAGGCGTTGCCCTTTCCAAACGGCTTACAGATGGGGTAAAATCCAAAAGCCACCACCGCACGACCGATCATGGGAGAGGCAAGGTGCCGTAAAAAGGCGCTGGGATTTGCTTATGGCACGCCGGAGGGTAGTCGCTACGATCCGCCAACGCCCAGTTTTCAGCTAACTAATGATATTGTTTGTAGTTACCTGTCAAGAGACGACATAGTAAATCTTATAGAAACCTGTCAAAAACCAGGCCCTTGGGAGCGCAGGTATGCACCAATAGAAGCGCAAAGACACCTTTGCAAAGAAGTTGTAATCACCTGCTATACAGATACCTTTTTAGTGATTGCCCTGGTACCCCCGAACACACCATGAGTAAAGACAGCGATCATCCGCACCGTTTGATAATGAATGACGAGGGTCTAAAAGAGGCTCAGCAAGCAGCAGCATTACTGGAGCTTGACAACCATGCTCAGGCCATCAGCCTTGGACTAACTATTGTTTTAGAGCACGCCAAATCTTGCGCAAGGGGCAAAACGGAAATAGTTTTTTGCAAACCCGAACTAAAAGCACTTTTAAAAAACAACCCAAAATTCATCGAAGCCCTTTGTGAAGAAGGCGTAGTCGAATGGCTGACGCCTTTTGTTCTCACCAAGTCCAAGCAAGGCGGCTAACACCCCGGAAACCTGCCGCAACACTGCCCGCCCACCATGGAAGCCCCAGTCACGGAAGCCCGCTCCTGCCCACGCTGCGGCGCCCTATGGCTAGGTGAGCAGCTTTACTGGTCAGGCACCGGCAGGAAGGCCTCTGAGCTTGATCTGGCGGGGCTGGTGTGCAACATGGTCAACGATCCGGTCTGCATCAACCCGTGCAAGGGCCGCGAAGGTGGCGACACCTGGGCCAAGCGCGTGGAGTTCGTTAGTCAGCTGTTTAGCGCTGAGGCGTAAGGGCATCAAGTAACCGTCAAGTACCCATCAAGTACGGCAGGCATGAAAAAGCCCCGGCAGTACCGGGGCCATCAACTCAAACACCGGGATTTCCGTTGTTTGCTTGGCTACCACTTCACCCTGTTTGCCCAGTAAGCGGCGCTCATCGGACCCTTGGCGATGTTGTCAGCGTGGCGGGCCTTGAAGCTCGCACGGCGGGCCTTCTGCGCATCGGTGCGAGGGTTCTTCCCGGCACCACTCACCCCCTGCTGACCGAACCGGATCAGCCGGACCTTCTCACCCTCCTTAGCCAGCACCGCATGGCTCTTGGTGGCGTGCTGGGGGGTTCGCTTGGGCTTGTTATAGCCCTCAAACGTCTCCCCCCGAACAGTGATCGCCATGATCAGAGCAGATCGAGGCCCACCTTGCCGTAGCCCGCAAGCGCCACCTGGAACTTGATCACGGTCCCCGCCGCCTGCTGCGGCTGGTAGTTCTCGAAGAACGCAAACCCGTACTCCACTTGCCGACCGTTGTTGGGGCCGATGACTGCATATTTGACCATCAACTTCTCGGTCACGTTGAACTCCTCGCAGAACCGCATCGCACGCCATGCGGTATCGGAATAGTTCATCGCGCCTTCTAGGCTCCAATCCTTGGTCCGAGACACGGGGATGGGAGTGTCGTAGGAACCTGCCTCATCGTCATAGATGATGACGCTTTCCTTGTTGGTGCTGTTGCTGGGCTGCAGGTTGCTCAGCCCCAGCAGGCGGAACGGTGCATCGGTGCCGTCAAGCAGCAACGAGGGGGCCACCACACCGGCAGATACGGCAGCTGAGGTGATGTTGGTGCCGGTGAGGGCGTAAGTCAGGGTGAACGGGGAGGTGGTGGTCACCGAGGCCACCACGAACGAGCCGTTGAGGCTGGTGAAGGGAGCCGGGAGATCCTTCACGGCGATCCGCTTGCCTACCTCGATGCCATGAGCAGCCGCAAAGGTCAAGGTGACCACGTTGGATGCCAGGGCGGCATTGGTGATCGCCTTGGTGCCCACGCCCAGCGCGAAACTGTCACCAGTCCCGGCAGTGATCACCGTGGCGGAGGAGCTTTGCAGCGTAGTGTTGTTGATGAACTTGCCGGTGCCGAGGCCACCGAGCGTTACCTGAGTCAGGTCCACCGATGCCGACTTCATCGGCACAAAGAAGAACCGGAACCCGTAAGCCTGTTCCCACGTTTGGGCCATGATCGTTCCGGCCTTGCCGGTGCGTTACCCCGCAGGTTCCCGCCATGGCTTAAGCCTCCGCAGCGGCTTAGGTGGGAAAGCTGGGGCATGGCTTCCTACCCTCGCGGCGTTTCCCACTGCCCCCATAACGCACACCGCCCGTATCAGGCTCGGGTGTGGTGGGCTGGTCGGCGGTGGTCGCTGGGTTACTTCACGTCGATTCAGGCAGCAGCGCAGGCGGTTGAGGATTGCTACCGGGAGATTGAACGATGGGCAGCCATGAATCTGCCGCCGCCCATGCTGGCGCTGCAGCATCGGGAGAGGGTGGCACCAACAGGGTCACCAGCCGCTGCGAATCATCCGCCAGCCTGAAGGTTCGCTCCAGTCCCGCTGCAGTCTCCTCAGCCAGTAGCAGCCCCTGCCAGCCGTCCTGATGTTCCACTGGGGCAAGCAGCAGGGCATCGTCTGCCTGCAGGGCCAGCAGTGGGGGCGGTGGCGTCCCCTCCCCGGCGGTGGCCAGAGCGTCGTAGAAGGCCATCGCAAAGCCTGGCACCTGCCTTGCCTCGCATAGGGCCAGCATCGCTGCACCGGCTACAGCAGGCGGTCCCTCGGCAGCGTCCTGATCCTTCAGCGGGAGGAACCAGCAGAACTCCTCCATTTTGAACGGCTCGCGGCGCTTATCGGGATCCCGGTGAGCGCTGGCGTACAAGGCGTGGAGGTTGGCGATCGGCCGTTCTGCCGCGTGCAGCCGCTCCCTCAGGAGGCGGGTTCCTTGGTCGAGCGCTTCCCAGATGAAGGCTTCAGGGCACCAGGCGAATCGCTCGCGGGCGAAGGCGGGGTTGTGGGGCCAGAGATCGTGCAGGCGCCAGAAGATTGCGCCCCAGTCGGTTGGGGCAGGTTTGGCTTTCCCAGGCTGTCGGCCATCAGTTGCAGGGTGGCCTTGGGATCAGCCGGTGCCGCGCCGCCGCGTTGCTCGCGCAGCATGAAGCTGTAGATGGCGTTGCGCAGACCCTCGGTGAGGTTGCGGGTGTCGTCGTCGGTCCACTTGGCGCAGTCGGGATCCACCTTGCCCAGCCGGTAGACGATCGCGGCGGTGACCAGCCGGGTGACTTGGGCCTCGTTCTGGGCGCTGAGGCGGTTGTCAATGTCGCGGATCAGGCGGTGCTCCCGCTGCCGGATGGCGTTCTCCAGGGGCTCCAGCACCACCGGGATGCCGATGTGCTTGGCCATCAGGCGGGCCGCCACAAGGTTCGCCGTGGCCTCGGGCAGGTCGTCTGCCTCGCGGATGATGCTTGCTAGGCGGTGGGTCTGCTCGTTCACCGTGCTCTGGTAGTCGATTTCATCGAGCAGGATGCGCTCCCCCACCAACAGGGCATTGAACACCGGGAACTGGAGGACGCCCGTGCTCTCATCCCCCACCTGCTCGACCTTGACTTCTGGGGCGGTGACGAACGGGAGGGGCATGGTGCTGTTGTGTTTTCTCAGTTTGCCGTTGTGGCTTAGGGAAGCGCAATGGCTTATGATGTGGGGGCCGGGTGGCCCTTGTGGGGTCCATCTGCGGGGGGCGTCCCACCTGGCACCCATTCACCACCACTGACCGACTGACCATGAGTAAAACAGTCAAAGTCCGTATTGCCGTTTCAGTTGACTGCAATGGCGACTGGTCATCAGCGGGTTGGAGCAGCTCCAGTTCAGAGGATTTTCACAGCTACACCTTCGACTCGTTGAAGCCAGGTGAGAACCGTTACTGGCTAGAAGCAGAGCTAGAGGTTCCCGAAACCAAAACCATCACCGCTCAAGTCAGCCAGCTAACGCAGGCAGGCTAAGATCGCCGCCCTTCCCCCGGCACCCATTCACCACCACCGACCGACCATGGAACAAGCAAAGCAGCCCCCGACAAGATTTGCTGTACGCATGTCATACGCACTTGCAGCAGACTTTGAAGAACTTGAGCAAGAGCATGACCTTTCACGAGGTGAAATCTTTCGCCGTGCTATAGCTCTTTACAAACTGGCAAAGCAGAACGAAATCAATCGCGGAAACTTCATCCTGCGCAGTTCAGACGGCAGCCTGCGCGTGGTGAGAGGCATCTAACGCTCTGCCTTATGACTCCGCTACTGCCTTTTTTCACCATTCACCACCGACCGACCGACCATGACCGACTTCCGTGCCGAACTGGATAAGACAAGAGGAGCCGGGGCGAGCGTTGAGCAAGTAGCTCAGATCGTCTACGAAAATGCCATGCTTGCAACTGCACCCGATCACGCCAAGCCGCATTGGCCAAGCTGGGCTGACCTTCCCAATTCAGATGCTCGCATCCACGCGCTGAACACGGCTGATATTATCCTCACCCGCTGGGGGCGCCCTGTAGCTTCCCCGGCAGGCGATGGGCCAAGCCTTGAGGTTCTTGGCCCGCTGATTTCCTGGCTAGTAGAAGAAGCTACCCAGGCCGCTGATGAAGACTGCCCAAAAACTGCTGGGATGCTTACGTGGGCTGCGCAAGTGGTCGGTGAGCGTGTAGACGAGGATGCTCCATGGGGCAATCTTGCACCCGCGCCGAAGCTCATCCCGCTGAGCGAGCGGCTGCCGGAGGATGCCGATTGCCTGGTTATCCCGCCACTCGGGGCAAGCACTTTCCCTCTCCGCTACTGCTGGCAGGCCAGGGAGATCATGCACTGCGGCCAAGCGCGATTGATCTGGGATTGGAAGCTTGTCCCGCACACGACAGAGCAGCACTGGCCTTTCACGTACTGGTTGCCAGCGTCTACTCGATTCCTGCCGACGGAGGTAGATCCTGCTCAACCGACCTAGGACCCAGCCACCGCCCTCAGGATCCGCTGCTGCAGCTTCACCCCCAGCGGGAACGGCGTGATCCCCGGTGCCTGCACCGTGCCCCTCACCGCATCAGTCCATGGCCTGGCCGGGAGAATGGTGCCATTGCGCAGCCGGGCACCCTCATGCACGGCAGTAGCGTACTGGGCGCTCCAGCGGGCTTCCATCGAATAGGCGTCAGGGAAGGTGTAGGTGCCGCTTTGCCGCAGGGTGCCGATGTCCACGATGTTGCGCGGGCTCCCGACCGTGCCCACGCGGCGCTGCGTTTCCCTTGGCCAGTTCCAGGCCGAGGGGTTAAACGATGCCTGGTACCGCCCGAACAGCTCGGCAAAGGTGTTGCGGGTGATCTCCTGCAGCTTCCCGTTCAGCTCCCCCGGACCGGGGCCTGTAACGGTGGTTTCGACGCGGATGCTCATGGTTCAGATCGCAGTGGACATGGCCGCCCGGAACTTGTCCCCCAGGGCCTCGCGTAGCTCGCTGCCGATACCGCCCACCCCGAAGGGCTGGCTCAGCTCCAGGATCCTCAGTTGCCCCTGCTC